GTCTCTATATCTTGATTCAACATCTTTATTATATTCGTGTCCTAATGTTTTGTCTTGACCCGATTTTAATGCGTTATCAATGATATTTCTAATTGAATCATAATCTCCCGCTTTAAGTAAATCTACGCTGTTTAAAAGCGCTCTTTTTAGCTGTTGGTTTTTACAAAATCCACTAAATTCTTCTTCAATATATGCTAAATCATCATCTGATGCTTGGTAAGCTTCACGTAACTGTTCTTTAACAGATACTTGTAAAACATCATTGTCAATTTTCTTCAGTTCTGTTCTTAATACCTCCATTGTAGGAGTAGTATTATATTTGTTAAAGTATTTTAATATTTCTTTAACAATCCAACGATGAGCAGTATTCGAAAAATACTCATCAGTTAAAACATCATTTATAGTCTGGAGGAATTTTTTATCTGTCAATAAACTTGAGATTACTTTCGTTTGAAAGCCAATCCCATATTGATCTAAAGTTTGTAAAGTCATTTATTTATTTATTAAAACTGTTTAGTACTTTGAATGTGTCTCTTAACCACCATGATACATCTTTAAATAGGTGTTTAAGACCATCTTCATTGTATAATCTTAGAAATACATCTGCATTTAAAATTGGTGCTGATGTGGTAATTAATTCTTCTATTATTTCTTTTTCATCATCATCTACTAACGGATTTGATAAATCCATTAATTTATAATTTTTAAGAACATTGTTTTTTTCAAAAATAATTCTTGAGTATATTAGGTGCTCTTTATACTTAGCAGCACATATATCAAAAATATCATCTAATGTTAATATTTGTGTTTGTAATTCAGGAAATTTCTTGAATATGCCTTTTTCACCTAATCCTTTTATACCCGGAATTTTATCTGAATTATCTCCTAATAGTGTTTTATACAAGATAAAGTTCTCTACCGGGAGACCAATTTTATCTTTTATTTTTTCAGGTGTAAAGAATTCCTTTTCAGTTGGTCTAAATAAAGTAATATTATGATCTACTAATTGTAAAAAATCTTTATCTGAAGACACAATATAAACTTTAGAATTCTTTTGAGTAGATAACTGCTTGCTTAAATGCGCTATAATGTCATCTGCTTCAACTTTATCAAGTGATATTGTTTTGACAGGAATACATTTTAAATACTGGATTAAACGGACAATCTGGTTGATTTTAGCATCACCCTCATCATCTATATTTCCGAATGATTTTCCATTAATAAGCTTACCAGTATTACGATTAGATTTATATCCGGGGAGTAAGTTCTTCCTGTTAATAGAAGAACCTACACCATCGAATACAATATAGGCAGAAGTAGGATTAATATGGTTTATTAAAAATCCTAGTGATCTAAGAAAACCGCTTAGTCCTCCTATATGAACACCCTTCTCATTTATTATATTCATGGTAGCAAAGTTTCTTAGAAACAAATTCATACCATCTATAATTAAAACCCGATCATGCTTTTTAAAGGTCGGTTGCTCATTATCCTTAGATATATTATCTAGGATTTTTAATAAATTTTTATCCATTATTGTTGTTGTGATTCCTCAAACGCCTCATCAAAATCAACTCCTTCAGAAACGTCTTTTTTCTCGTCCCAGTCTGAGTTGTCTTCTTTGATTTGTGTTTCTCCTTTACCTAAAATATCAAACCATTCTTCTGAATGTTTCTTTTTATATTTGGTTATATCGTTAGGTGTGTCTTCAATAAATCCATGAACTGTACTAACAATTGTACCTTTTGTAGTTATACCATTAACGTGATTTTTATCACATGATATTTTGGTTCTAATTGCAAATTCAACTTCTTTCTTGTCTTTAACAGCTTTAATCTTACTAGTACCACTATTAGTAATGTTACCAAATGTAAGTACTAATGAAGCGTCATAAAAGAAAGTATCACCACCTTTATTAGTCATCCTAGGTCGAGCCATAGGTCCTTCTGCTGGTGCGACTCCTGTTTTGTTTACAATCAAAAACGTGTTAGTGTAAGGCATTTCTTCTTTTCTAGATAATACAATCTTCTGATTAATAAAATTACCGAATTGAGTAGCAATTGCTCCTGCGTTCCACATTGGATTGTTTTTTCCTTGTTCAATACTCATTTGACATGGAATTGAACCGACTGAATCCCAAACGAATAAAAGATCATATGGTAAATTTCCCTTGGCTTGTTCGTCAAGTAAATCTACCATAAAAGATGATATATCTTCGATTGCATTTAATGTACTTCTATCTCTATAGATAAAAAAACCATCATAACCTGTTATATTACCATCTTTGTCTTTTACCTCATCCATTTCGAATCCCATCTTGCGGAAGTGAATCCAATCATGTTTCATTTCAGTAATCATTAATACCGGAAGTACACCTATTTTTTGAGCATTTACAATAGCTTCAATAGATAAAGTTGATTTACCTGTGTTACTTTTTCCTCGTACCATTGAAATATGTCCCATAGGTATTCCTGGTACTGAAAGTGCCTTTTGTAGTGCTGGTGAAAATGGAACCCATTTCTGATCCTTAAACTTAATGTTAGAGTTAAGGAGTTTTTTCTCCTTAAATTTCTCTAAATTAAATCCAGCTTTTAACTCTCCAGATACTGCTTCAATTAATGATTTCTTTGCCATAATTAGTTTTCTTCGTCCTCAAATAATTCATCAAATGAATCCGCTTTACTTTTTGGTTTTTTACCTTCAGTTTTTAAAGTGTAGTTTGTTTTAGGAGCAGGTTCTGGTTTAACATCTTTCTTTTCCCAAGGTAAATCATTTTCCTCTTCAGCAGTAATGTCTTGTTCTACTTCATCATTTTCTTTAGGTGATAACCAATTTTGTAATACTTCTTTCAAAGAATCAAAATCCATTTTACGTTGTATTTCAAGAACATCTGGTTGGTTTTCTAACCAATTTTCAATATCATTCTTGTTAGTACTTAATGGAGTAGTCTTTGGTTTTACTCTGATTGATGATTTTAATCCTTGACGACCACCAATATCACCCATAACTGCTTCAACTGTAAAGTCACGACCGTCATTAATGTCTGTGTAATCACCATAATCCTCATCTTCAGCGATGCCTAATAATTGTAAGTAAATTTCTTTACCAAATTCCCATAAACGAACACCTTTGTCTTCTTCACCACGAACAATAACAGGAGCATAAACTCTTAATTTTGGATCTAATTTCTTAGCTAATTTCCAATTTTCTTTATCGTCTGTTTTACGAAGTTGTTTAGCGAACTCAATAATCGGATCTTTTTCACCCCAATTACTTAATGCTAATGTAGGAAACTTAGAGAAACCATAATGTACAAAAATTTCTTTGAACGGGTTCTTTTTGTCTAATTTAGAAGGTACAAAACGAATTTGGTATTTAACACCTTCTTGTTTTGGTTTCCAATAAACCTTTGTGTAATCAATCTTTTCCTTATTCTTGGAGCCAGATTGTTGTAGCGAACTTAATTTCGCCTTGATTGCTGATATATCCATAACTTAAAATTTATTTATAACCTAATATAGCATATGATATATGCTAAGCCAAACTAAAGATTATCTTTAGTCTAATTTAGTATCAGTCCATGCTTCTATTTGATAGATTTGATTTGCAGTTGATGATGCTCCTCTAACTATAATTTGATATATTTTTCCACCAAATGGAATTGTAATTCCACTACGAGAACCAATATATAAAGGTAAATTACCAAAATTGCCTGTTCCAGCTGTTGTACCAGTCCATGTAATTTGAGAACCAGTAAGCTGAGTAAAATTTAAACGAGGAATTAATTCTAATTCTTTAGTTGCTTGAGAGATATCAAATAAACCAGTAATAATATCATCACCATCTACTACATTATTTACAGCTGCTCTAATTGTTGAGGTACCACGTAAATATAAACTATGATCTGATACTGAACTAGGAGCTCCAAATAAAAATGAGCCATTAATTGAATTAACATCAGCTCCTAATTCAAGAGCAACTCCTGCTGAACCTGAATCTGTAACATGTAATCCTACACATGCTGTCATTTGGGCAGTTGCTGTAAAATCTATAGATGGAGTGACTAATTGTGTACCTGATTTAGTAAATGTTACATTTGGATTTCCTTCATTATCAATTTGATATGTTGGGCGAGATGCTGATACATTTTGAACAGCATGATTATTATTACCCGATTTATCTAACCATTTTCCTACAGGTTGACCTACAGTTGTTACAGGTACAGTTCCTGCTGAATCTTGAAATAATGTTGTTAAATCTGAAGCATCAAACCATACTCCTTTTTCACTAGAAGCGAATAAGTTTTTTGGAGTGAATGTTGTTAATGTAAATGCTCCTGTTCCTCTTAAATAGTATCTTGAACCTGTGACAGATGTCGCGGGATTAAAGAATAAAGAAGAATTACCTGGAGGTACAACTACTGAAGCTACTTGTGATGACATAGTAACAAACCCTATAGGAGCTGAAGCTATCCATGATCCTGATATAGTTTTAGGAGATGTACTATCATAAAATGCGTTTGCATTTCTTACTGTTTCTAATGTAAAATAAGAAGAATCAGTAGGATTTGAGAAAGAAAACAATATTGAGCTAGAGAAATTTTCTCCTATTGATCCTGATCCGTAAAGCTGCGCTGGAGTATATGTTGCCATTATAAATTTATGATAGAATGTATTTTTGTTTTTAATTCTTTTAATTCACTAAGTTAAAGTGAGCTCTCTTTCGAGAGCTCTTTACTTTATATATTGAAATAATTTATTTTTATTATCCTACCATCCATTCACCATTCATGTGACTTATAGATACATCTTGATCTTGGTAATTATCATCATATATTTTTATACCTCCACCATCTTCTCCAAATTCCATACCTGCAGCTTTAGCGGCATATTTAAAATTTTTCACACTTAAATTTAATATTTGTAATACTTCTTCTAATTTATCGTATCCATATGGTCTGCTGATTAATTGTTTAAGCATTTTTACAGCATTTTTACCTTGTGGTGAATTAAGAAATGTTTTAGCCTTTTCCATATCTTGGATTTCAGCAGCTGCCATTTCTCTATCTACATCAGCAAATGTTCTTTCTTCTTTTATAATAGATGAAGAATAAGTTTTATTTTCATCTAATATTCTTAACATTTTTCTAGCTTGGTTTTCATTTATATTACCAGCTAATTGATTCATTCTGATTAGTTCTTTCATTTTTGATTAATTTTATTATAAATATGTAAAAAAAATTTAAAGTTCAATTATTTTAAATATCTTTGTTTTTAATTCTTTTAATTCACCATGTTGAGTTAACAAAATAGTGTTTTGATAGTGTTGCCAGTTAATTCTAAAATTAGTATCTACTACTCCATTATTTAATGATTTAATTAATTCATTTAATGAGTTTATTGTATATAAGGTATTAGTTTCCTTTTTTCTATGTACTAATATAGTATTATCTGGAATGTCATTAACATTTCCTTGGTCTACATTATATGTGCAAACATATTCATCATTACTCTTAACGTGTAATACAAATATTTTATTATACATGATTGTATATGTACTGTTTAGATTGGATATTAATCCTTCTAATTCATCTAACTGTGTGAAGGTACAGAATAACTTGTTGTTCAAATTTATAGGTTCGTTTAAAATGTCATAACTACATCTATACATATTTGAAGTCGTGTTAAAATTCATAATT